TTTTGAATGAATTTTTTGGAAAAGATGGATATATGATGCTATCTTCCAAGGCTAGAGGTGCAGATCCTAAAGCAGATTATCTTAGAAAAAAAGGAGAGTACAAACATTCAGAAGAGGCGATAAAAAAAATATCAGAAGCTAATAAAAATAGAATAGTAACTGAAGAAACAAGAAAAAAATTATCTGAGGCGCATATAGGCAAAAAGAAATTAGAAGAAACAAAACAAAAGATGAAAGGTCCAAAATCAGATAAAATGAAAGAGAGTATGTCTATTTATGCTAAAAATAGATCGAACTCGCATAGACAAAACTTATCTAAAGCAAATAAAGAGAAGAAACTATCAGATGATACTAAGAAAAAAATATCAAAAAGTCAAAAAGGAATTAGTAAATTAGCTAATGCTAAAAGAGTTTATCAGTATAATATAAAAGGAGAATTAATAGCAGAATTTGAATCTGTAGCTAAAGCTGCTAAAGTATTAAGATTATCTACGTCTGCTATTTCGAATGCCGCAACTGGAAAATCAAAATCGAGCGCAGGTTTTATTTGGAAATATAAAAACTAAGATATGAATAAAAATAGTATTTTAAAACAAGCACATGAAATAGTGGATCTTAGAAATGAAGAAAAGGAACGCATGTATGGACCTTTCTCAGAAGGCATGGATCGAGCAGCTATGATCATGAGAGGCATGACTGGTAAAGACATTACTGGAGAAGACATGTACGCAGCTCTAGTCGCCTTAAAGCTATCAAGACATTCTTATAATTACAAAGAAGATAACCTCTTAGACGCAGTTGCGTATCTAGGAGCATTAGATAATCACATAAAAGAAAAACAAAATGACGTTAAGTAACGAATTTCAACCGATTAGAGACTGGGCGCAAGAACGTGGAATTTACGAAAAGGGAGATCCAAAGACACAGTACATTAAACTACAAGAAGAAGCTGGAGAATTGGCTAAAGCAATCCTAAAGAATGATAATGTTGAGTTTATCGATGCTATCGGAGACTGTGTAGTAGTTCTTACAAATCTAGCTAAGCTTAAAGGCTATAACATTGAAGACTGCATCAATTCTGCTTATGATGTTATTGCTAAGCGTAAAGGAGCAATGGTGGATGGTACATTTGTAAAACAGGAATCTCTGTGAAACAAAGAAAGCTAGACATAGTTTTCATGAACATAACTAAAGAGGTAGCCACCCTATCTCACTGCGTCCGATTTAAAGTCGGCGCAGTTTTAGTTAAGGATGATAACATAATATCTTTTGGGTATAATGGTACCCCTGCTGGTATGGACAACTGTTGTGAAAGAGATAGCGTTACTCTGCCGCATGTGATCCATGCAGAGTGTAACGCTATTTTAAAAGCCGCTAAGAATGGAAATTCAGTAAATGATTCTACCATATACTTATCGCTTTCCCCTTGTCTTGATTGCTCGAAACTTATTTTACAATCAGGAATAAAAAGAGTTGTATATTTGACTGCATACCGAAACTTAGAAGGAGTAGACTTTTTAAAACAATTCATCACAGTAGAGCAATATGATACAAAATAACAATTTTAAGACACCGACAGCAGCATTCGAAACAGCTTACCACTACATAGAAGCTAACGGTAAACCTTTTGCTGGTACCAAAGCTATATTCAATAGTTCATTTACCGTTGAGAATCCTCTAGAGTCAGTGATCACTACGCCTGTTAGAAAGTTCAATAAAGAATATTCTGATTACGAGTGGGATTGGTATTTGTCAGGTAATAGAGATGCTTTCGCTATATCTGAAAGAGCTAAGATATGGAAGCAAATGTTTGTTGGAGACACTACAGAAGTCAATTCTAATTACGGTTACTTTTGGAACTATAACAATCAATTAGATCGAGCTATAGATGAGTTAAAATCTAATCCAGCTTCTCGTAGAGCCATCGTTGTACATTACGACATAAACGAGCTAGACAGATACAAATACGATACTCCTTGTAACGACGTACTTAACTTCTATATCGAAGACGGTAAATTAGAGCTTACAGTATTCGCTAGGTCTATAGATCTTTGGTTCGGTTTCGCAAATGATCAGTACTGCTTTTCTAAACTGATGGAATTAGTTGCAAATAGATTAGATTTACAGGTAGGTAAAATGCACTGGTTTATAACAAATCTCCACATATATGAGCGACATTTTAACAAGTTTTAAAGAAGAGCTAATACTGCTTGACAGAAATCACTTAGAAGACAAGATAGATCATCTATTCACTAAAAAGTACAACCGCTTTCAATGGTGGAGAAGGTATCATGACGTGCAAGAACTAGATGAAAAAGCACCGATGATGAGAAAGATACTTAACGGTGATTATGATTATCCAAGCTATTTTTATCAAGCTCAACATGAAGTCTATAGAATGTCCGATGAGGTAGAAGATATGCCTTATGGAGAAGACAGGATAGATCGCATTAATCTATATATGGAGCGTTACAGGAGACTCATGGAAGACTCACATAAAGAAGAAGATAAAAGATTCAATGCATTAAAGAAAAGACTGTCCAAAGAGTTTAAAATGACTAAGGAAGATCTTGAATTAGTTATGGAAGACTTTGAGGGGTCGATAGAAGACTTATATTTATACTTACTAAACCAAAAAAATGAAAAGAGTAATTTATGTTAGCGCTCCGTGGTGTGGTCCTTGTGGAGCTTTTAAACCAATTTTGAAAGAAGTAACTGAGGAAATGGGAATCCCAGTAGAATATGTAGACGTAGACACGAATCCAGCTATTGCAGAGCAGTATGGAATTAGAGCTGTTCCAACTACGATACTATTGAATGGAGATACTATGATATTCAAATATAGTGGAGCAATGAGCAAGTCGCAACTAAAGTCCAATTTACAATAAAATAAAGATCATGGTTTCACTAAAAGAAGCTATAGCTGAAAAGCATTCTATAGCAGAGCGTAAAGAATTTAATCAGAGAATGTATAGTGGAAACATGTCTAAAGAAGACTATCTTCATTATCTAATCCAACAATATCATATATTCAAAGAAATCGAGACTAGAGATCTACCTAGTCAGACTTTAGTTAGAACAGAAAACGTAAAGCAAGACATAATAGAACTAGGAGGATTTATTTTTAGTCCTTTAAAGTCTACAGAAGAGTATAGAGTTTATTTAAGTTCTATAGATCAAGATTCTTTATTAGCTCACGTGTACCTTAATTACCTAGCTTTAGTTTATGGTGGACAAATGATGAAATCAAAAGTTCCAGGATCAGGTAAAATGTACGAGTTTGAAGACAAACAAACCGCTATAACTAGCATTAGAGCTATACAGCAAGATTCTTGGGCTGATGAAGCAAATATAGGATTAGATTACGTTATAAAAATATACGATGAGTTACAAAATTATCCTGGATAGTATAGCAGACAAAGTAAAAAAGCTTATCTTAGAAATAGGTGAAGGAGAAGAAATAGAGACTGAATATTTTGGATGGATCAATCACAGATACGTATCTAATCATTTTAGAATTGCTCACATAGAAAGGTACTCAGATAAAAATTTAGAAGTACTACACATCACTACATTTCCTAATGAAACTAGTCAAAATCCAATATTTGGATTCGATGTTATTACAATAGATAAGAAACCTTTGGCCGCTTTTCTAGACTATTCTCCTACAGTATCTAATATCGAATACGAATGCTCTCACTCTTTTGAGACATTGTATAAACTTCCTGAATGGGCGAATAACATATTTTCTAAATCGGCTATAGCTATAATACCAAGTGACCAAGATCTTGAAAAGTTAAGTGAAATAGTTGTAGACGCTTATAAAAAGTACATTGATCTTTGTATAAATGAAAAAATAAGTTTAGAGTACAGTAAACTTCAAATTAAAGAAAGACAAAACTATTATTGTCAAGAGCAACAAAAAAACGAAAGAACTTATAGTGTACTAAAAGCTAAATTAGGAGAAGACAGAGCTAAGATATTTATGAGTGAAATTCTTTTTCCAAAAATAGGTTAATGATTTATTCTCATAACTAATAATATGAAAAAACTTTTACTGTCTATTTTTATTTGCATTCCATTTTTTTTATTTTCTCAAACACAATTACGTGAGAAAGTTAACATTCAATCATCTATATTTCACATAGTATACAATGAAAAACTTCAACAACCAACGTTGATAGAATACACTGTTACATGTATAGATGGAAAAGCTTCAAGAGCAGGAATAGATTTCTATAAAGTAGACTCAGTAATAACTTCAGACGCTGCGGATTACGCTAATAATGTATATGATAAAGGTCACATGGCTCCAGCTGCAGATTTTAACTGTTCTCCAATAACCTTAAAACAAACTTTTAGTTATTTAAACTGCGCATTACAAGATCAATACTTAAATAGAGGACCTTGGAAGTTATTAGAAGCTCAAGAAAGAATATTAGTAAAAGATCAAGGTCCAATAGACGTAAAAATAATAGTAGAATTCTCTGATTTATCTAAAGTATTACCAACCGGAGCTACTATTCCTACAGCATTTAAAAAAATAATAACTATTCAAAAAACTAAAAAAACTTATCAGTACTACTTTAAAAATGAAAAACCTAGTACAACTGATTATACTAAGTTTGAAATTCACTAAAAAGATATATTGTTATAATAATAAAGATTGATATATATTTACATAGATAAAACGTTATGACAAAGAAAGTAGTAAGAAATAGAAAAAAAGTAGTCAATTGGTCTATAAATCCTATATTCATTAGGTACCGACTTAAAAAAACTAATACTAGATTTTATTTTTTACCTACAATCGTATTTATTCATAATCACGACGAGAATTTTTTTGATCACTGTACTTACGATTACTGGAAAGTAATAATTAAGTTCGCTATATTTGGAATAGGTATCTCTCTAAACAAAGATGTTAATTTCTAAAAAAGTTCTTTAATTTATTGGGGCATAAATGGTATCGATTGCCATGAGAACGGTAGTATCACATGCAGGCGTTTGGTAGAGTCGCCTTAGAAAACTGCAAACAATAACTGACGAAATGTCAACAATGACTTACGATGACCTTATGGCCTTCGTAGGCGCCGATTACGCTCTAGCAGCCTAGTCCGCAATCGGGTGAGTAACCTAGGAACAGAACTACTCCGAGTATTCACGATCGACTCGATAAATAAGGACTGTGAGACTGTTTTCCTAGTTTTCTCAAAACAAGGTGGTGGACTCCGATATATACGGGGGCCTCTTACGGTGCAGTGAAAGCAGTACTAAGCATGTGAGACGTTGGTATTATTGTTACTTGGTAAGACTTGGGTTCGAATCCCAAATGCTCCACCAAAAAATTGCGAGGTAGAGCAGAGGTAGCTCGGCGGGCTCATAACCCGTAGGTCGCAGGTTCGATTCCTGCCTTCGCTACTAAAAACAAAAGTTATGGAAATTAAATTTGCAGACAGTTTTTTTGAAAGTCTTAAGACATTAAACAGACACCAAACTTGGTGGTATAAGACTTATAGGTTTTTTACGTATAATCTCCCAGAATTTTTTAAGAACATTTACCGATTCAGAAAAGAATTATATCAACATCGGTGGTGGGATTATGCCTTTACATTATCCATATTTAAAAGATCTTTAGAAATCCAGTGTAAAGGTATGGAAAAAAATGGATACGAGAACAAAAAAACTCTTCATAAAAAGCTCTTAAAAATGAAAAGAGCTATAAAGATTATAGAGAATAGAGAAAGAGATGCCTATATAGAGTTAGCTGAACAGCAATTAGGTAAACTTCATGATTGGCATATTGTATGCGATAATCTTACTGAAGATGAACATGATCACAATAGAAATATATATGCATTAGCCCATGAGCTAGAAAAACAAGATTGGAAAGAATTTTGGGAAATACTTGAAGGTCAAGACTATGACTCTTATGATAAAGAAAAACACGGGGATTTTGATGATTGGTACGATGGTAGTGGAATTTTAGGCTGGTGGGACTAATAATATAAAACACTAAATTATGATAGGATTAATTATATTAGCTATATCTATGCTACTATCGCTTATTTGGCTTTGGGTAGGAGGAATAGATTACATGAAGCAAAAACATCCAGACTATAAAGGAGAAGACTTTTTAGATTGGAAGATCACAGAAGAAGAAAAAAACGAAATACAATAATAAATAAAACAATAGTATGCAACAACAGCAACAGCTTAATATTACAGTAGACAAAACAACAGAAGTAGTGTGTGAACACTGTGGATCTAACACTTTTAACGAAGGAATGTTTCTTAGGAAAGCCAGTAAGTTTTTAACAGGACAAC